GCGATCGCGGCGATCATGGGGCTGGACCGGGCGATCCGGTGCGGGAATGATACCAGGGAATCTGTTTACGATACCAGAGGACTGCTGGTGTTTTGATAGGAGGTTTTGATGGGAATTTTAAGCTTGTTTGGATTTGGAAGGAGCAGGGATAAGCCGGAGAACCGGACGTCCGGCAGCGGCTATACCTTCTTTATGGGAGGTAGCACATCCGGGAAGCGGGTGAATGAACGGACGGCCATGCAGATGACGGCGGTGTACTCCTGCGTGAGGATCCTGTCGGAGGCGGTGGCCAGCCTGCCATTACAATTCTATAGATATACTGACGATGGCGGTAAAGAAAAAGCGGTGGAACATCCGCTTTATTTTTTGCTCCACGATGAGCCGAACCCGGAGATGACGTCCTTCGTGTTCCGGGAGACGCTGATGACGCACCTGCTTCTGTGGGGCAATGCCTACGCCCAGATCATCCGGAACGGACGGGGTGAGGTGGTGGCCTTATATCCTCTGATGGCAGACCGGATGTATGTGGATCGGGATGACAAGGGGCAGCTGTACTACGAGTACACCCTGTATTCCGATGACGCGCCTACCATGAAGGGATCCATTGTCCGGCTGTCTCCTTATGAAGTGCTGCATATCCCAGGTCTGGGATTTGACGGACTGGTGGGTTATTCGCCCATTGCTATGGCGAAGAACGCCATCGGCATGGCCATGGCCTGCGAGGAATACGGGGCGAAGTTTTTCGCCAACGGCGCGGCGCCTTCCGGGGTGCTGGAACATCCGGGGACCATCAAGGATCCCAGCCGGGTGCGGGAAAGCTGGCAGAGGACCTTCGGAGGAAGCGGGAACGCCAACAAGGTGGCAGTGCTGGAGGAAGGGATGAAGTACACGCCCATTTCCATCTCGCCGGAGCAGGCGCAGTTCCTGGAAACCAGGAAGTTCCAGCTGGATGAGATTGCCCGGATCTTCCGGGTGCCGCCCCATATGATCGGGGACCTGGAAAAGTCGTCCTTCAACAACATCGAGCAGCAGTCCCTGGAATTCGTGAAATATACCCTGGATCCCTGGGTGTCCCGGTGGGAGCAGTCCATGGTGCGCTCGCTGCTGTCCAGGGAAGAGAAATCAAAGTATTTCATTAAGTTCAATGTGGACGGCCTGCTTCGTGGGGACTACCAGAGCCGGATGAACGGATACGCCACGGCAAGGCAGAATGGCTGGATGAGCGCCAACGATATCCGGGAACTGGAAAACCTGGACCGGATCCCGGCGGAGCAGGGCGGGGATCTGTACCTGATCAACGGGAACATGACGAAGCTTGCGGATGCCGGGCTGTTTGGAACAGGCCAGCAGGGGATGCCTGCAGGGGCGGATGATTTTGCAAGGAAAGGAGTAGAGATCCGATGAAGAAATTTTGGAACTGGAAAAGCAGAAAGATCCGGGATCAGGATTCCGGTGAGGAAAGGACTGAAAGGGTGCTGTTCCTGAATGGAACCATCGCGGAAGAGAGCTGGTATGACGATGAAGTCACGCCGGCTCTTTTTAAGGAGGAGCTGATGGCGGGGAGCGGCGATATCACGGTATGGATCAACAGCCCCGGAGGGGACTGCGTGGCCGCGGCGCAGATCTACAACATGCTGATGGATTATAAGGGAAATGTCACGGTAAAGATCGATGGGATCGCGGCATCTGCCGCAAGCGTGATCGCCATGGCAGGCACAAAGGTATTGATTTCGCCGGTGGGGATGCTGATGATCCATAACCCGGCGACCATCGCCTGGGGGGATTCCGGGGAGATGCGGAAGGCCATTGAGATGCTGGAAAGCGTGAAGGATTCCATTATCAACGCCTATGAGATCAAGACCTGCCTGTCCCGGACAAAGCTGTCCCACATGATGGACGTGGAGACCTGGATGGATGCCGGGAAAGCGGTGGAACTTGGCTTTGCTGATGAGATTCTGGGAAGGGCAGAACTGCCGGAGGATATGGAGCCGCCTGCGGTATCCATGCTTTATTCCGAAGCCGCCGCGGTCAATTCCTTAATGGATAAGATTGCGGCAAAGTGCAGGACAAAACCGAAAACTGAACCGATGGGCCGCAGCGTAGACAGCCTCTACGAGCGGCTGAATTTATTGAAGAATTAGAAGGAGGACATGACCATGACGATTTTAGAACTGAGAGAAAAGAGGGCAAAGGCGTGGAAGGCAGCGAAAGCCTTCCTGGATTCCCACAGGAATGAAAAAGGTGTGCTGTCTGCGGAGGATGACGCCGCCTATACCCGCATGGAGCAGGAGATCACAGATCTGGGGAAAGAGATCGCCCGGATGGAGCGGCAGGAAGCCTTTGAGAGGGAACTGTCCCAGCCGGTGAATACGCCCCTGACCGGGCGTCCGGCATCCGGCGGCGCGGGAAAGGAAAAGACCGGCCGCGCTTCGGAGGAATACAGGACGAACTTCTGGAATGCCATGCGCTCCAAGGTGCCGCTTCCCAGCGTGGTCAACGCTTTGGAGGAAGGGACGGACTCCGAGGGCGGGTATCTGGTGCCGGATGAGTATGAGCGTACCCTGGTGGAAGCCCTGGAAGAAGAAAACGTGTTCCGCCAGCTGGCAAACGTGATCCGTACTTCCAGCGGCGACCGGAAGATCCCGGTGGTGGCAACCAAAGGGACGGCCTCCTGGATCGATGAGGAAGGGGCGTACACGGAGAGCGATGATTCCTTCGGGCAGGTATCCATCGGGGCTTATAAGGTAGGTACCATGATCAAGGTATCCGAGGAACTTTTAAACGACAGCGTCTTTGACCTGGAATCCTATATCGCGAAGGAATTCGCCCGCCGGATCGGGGCGAAGGAGGAAGAGGCCTTTTTTACCGGGGACGGCTCCGGGAAGCCTCTGGGTGTGCTGGCAGCCACCGGCGGGGCGGAGACCGGGGTGACGGCGGCTTCCTCTACAGCCATTACGGCGGATGAGCTGATGGACCTGTTTTATTCCCTGAAATCCCCTTACCGGAAGAAGGCGGTATGGGTGCTGAACGACTCCACCATCAAGGCGGTGCGCAAGCTGAAGGATTCCACGGGGCAGTATCTGTGGCAGCCGTCCCTGATGGCCGGTACGCCGGATACCCTGCTTGGCAGGCCGGTAAAGACCTCCGCCTATATGCCGGTGATTGCGGCGGGGGCGAAGACCATTGCCTTCGGCGATTTCAGCTATTACTGGATCGCGGACCGGCAGGGACGTTCCTTCAAGCGGCTGAACGAACTGTATGCCGCCAACGGCCAGGTGGGCTTCCTTGGCTCCCAGAGGGTGGATGGGAAGCTGGTGCTGTCCGAGGCGGTGAAGGTGCTGGCGCAGAAATCAGGATCTTCCAGCTGATGGCCTGCGGACAGCTTCAGAGGGGTGTGACGGATTCACGCCCCTCTGCCTGACGGGAGGTGAAGGCTATGGTGACGCTGCAGGAAATGAAAAATTATCTTCGGGTGGATGATGATGACGATGATACTTTAATTGAAACTATCATAGCTTCGGCAGAACGGCAGTGCATGGATATCCTGCGTACGGACAGTGAGGAAGAACTGGCATCGGTCCAGAATGGAAAGACAGCTGTGATGTTCACTGCGGCATATTTGTATGAACACCGGGAGGAAGCCGACCACCATGCCCTGAACCTGACGCTCCGCGCCCTGCTCTTCGGCAGCCGGAAGGAGGCGTTCTGATGGAGATTGCTCTTTTGAATGTAAAAGTGACTTTCCAGAAGAATTCCGTGGTTTCGGATGCCATCGGGAACCGGAAGAATGTTTGGGAGGATTATTACACCTGCCATGCCACAGTCAGCGGGGAGAGCGGACAGGAAAAGGCGGCCGCCGGATTGACGGTGGTGGAAGCCGACATTGCTTTTACCGTCCGTTTCTGCAAACGGGCGGCGGAGGTGACGGCGGACGGTTTCCGCATCCTGTTTCAAGGGGAAATCTACAACATCACGGCCGTGGACCATATGAACTATAAGAAGAAAACGCTGAAGTTCCGGTGTGAGAAAGCGAGGCGGTGACCATGGGACAGACGGTACAGATTGGGAAACTGGCGGACGCTGTTATGGAGATGCTGGAAGATTACGCGGACCTGGCCGCGGAGGATGTGAAGCAGGCGGTCCGGGATGCCGGGGAGACGGTAAGGAAGGAGATCCGCGCCAACGCTCCGAAAGATACCGGGGACTATGCCAAAAGCTGGGCGGTGAAAAAGACAAAAGAGACATCCAGCAGCCTGACGCTGACCGTCCATTCCAAAAACCGCTATCAGCTGGCCCATCTGCTGGAGTACGGCCACGCGAAGCGGAACGGAGGCCGGGTGGAGGGCAAAGCCCACATCGCCCCGGCGGAGGAAAAAGGCATCCGGCAGTTGGAGGAAGAGATCGAAAGGAGCCTGAGGGATGGATAAACTTCTGGAAATTTTGAAAAGCGCCTGTTTTCCCTATGCCTATGACCATTTCGCGGAAGGGGAAGCGCCGGATCCGCCCTTTGTCTGTTACCTGCTTCCGGGGAGCGATAACTTTTCTGCGGACGGGAAGGTCTATTACCGGATCAGCGAGGCGCGGGTGGAATTATATACGGATCAGAAGGATTTCGCCGCGGAGGGAAAGCTGGAAGACGCTTTGGACGCCTGCGGCATTTTTTATGAGAAATCGGAGACCTGGATCGACAGCGAGAAGCTGTATGAGGTCCTGTATGTGTTTGAAATGCCGATAGACGGGGAAGGCGCATACAGGACGGATAAGGAAATGGAGGGAGCAGGAAATGTCTGCAAAGAAGAATAAGGTAAAATTTAATATCTGCAACGTGCATTACGCGTTGATTACGGTGGATGAAGACGGGGAAGTCACTTTCGGGACGCCGGTGGCTATGCCGGGCGCGGTATCCCTGTCCTTGGAACCAAACGGCGAGCCGTCCAATTTTTACGCGGATGGGTACGCCTACTATACGATCTCCAACAACATGGGCTACGAGGGGGATCTTGAACTGGCCATGGTGCCGGAGAGCTTCCGGACGGATGTGCTGAAGGAATCCCTGGATGACAACAGCGTGCTGGTGGAGAGCGCCAATGTGGAGACAGCGAACTTCGCCCTGCTTTTTGAGTTTGACGGGGATGTGAAGAAGATCCGCCATGTGCTGTACAACTGCTCGGCGGCAAGGCCGAACATTGAGTCCGCGACCAATGAGGAGGAGATCGAGGTACAGACGGAAACGCTGGCCATCACGGCGGCGCCCCTGGCCAACGGCTATGTGAAGGCGCGTACCGGGGACAGCACCACGGATACCGTTTATACGGGCTGGTATACAGCGGTGTATCTGCCGGAGGTGACGCCGGATACCTCCGGGACACAGCAGTCCAGCCAGCAGGGGACAGATGATGAGACAGGAGGGGAGACCTTATGAGCATGAAACGGAATATCATGATTGACGGGCAGGAGGTTCCTTTTAAGGCCTCCGCCGCTATCCCCCGGATCTACCGGATGCGGTTTCACCGGGATATTTATAAAGACCTGCGGGATCTGGAAAAGGGGATCGATAAGAACGACCCGGAGAATTCCAACCTGGACCTGTTCTCTTTGGAGATGTTTGAGAACATCGCCTATGTGATGGCGAAGCACGCCGACCCGTCCATCCCGGATACGCCGGAGGAATGGTTGGACGGGTTCAACACCTTTTCCATCTATCAGGTGCTGCCCCAGATCATTGAACTGTGGGGACTGAACACCCAGACGGATGTGCAGGCTAAAAAAAACTTCGTCCGACTGACCGGGAAATGACAACGCCGCTGTTCCTCCTGCGGTGTGTGCAGCTGGGGCTGTCTATCCGGGATCTGGATCTTTTGACCATCGGGATGGTGAATGATATGTATGTGGAGAGCCGGAACGATGAGCATAAGTATGCGGTAGTGGCCACGCAGGAGGATTTTGATAGGTTCTGATTGTTTATAGTTCTCATCCTTGCTATAATTAAGTAGGGAGAAATATCCCCTATTTTTAATGTAGAGTAGAGCAAATTGAGATGGGGAGAAAATATGATGGATATTCAAGAGTTGAGAGATGATAAAAAATTTGAAAACTGGCATGAATACGAACCGATGGATGCTCAATATGTGAGATATATTAAAACGGATCCTTCTGTATTGGCTGCAGGGCATAAAATCAATGATGTATACCATACATTTTGTGATGCAAGAGCTTCATTACTACAAGCCAATTACAAAAATTATGGAGATTTGTGTGCCGATAATGAGATCAGTAGATTATACATAAAGACGTAATTTTTAAAAGATGCTCTTATGGAATATGCAATATGTCTTGATTTGAGTTGGCAAGTGGTATGGGCTTATATTCAGCCAAGTTCTTTTGCTTATTTGGTTCAAAAGAAATATAAGGAAATGGAAAAGTTATGTACAGAAGACAATGTACATTCACAATTAAATTGTGCAATAGCACAAAATGTAGATAAAGCAAAAAGAATAAAGGACTTGATAATATGCTTTGGAGATGAAAAGACAGTCAGAGACATTAGAAGCATATATAATAGCATAAAACATCGTGGTATGATGTATTTTAAAGGTTTCTCTAAAGAAGATATATCAAAGTTTCTTTTTGATCCCAATATTGAAATGCCTCTTAAAAGAGAAACATATGATCCTAATTATATTCAGGAGTTATTATTATCGTATCACGAAAAATTTGAAGAATATTTTAATGACTTGATTTCTTTGATTATGCCGATAGATTATAAAAATAATGATATTGGGATAGTCAATTACATAAGTATTCTTGATGAAATCAAAAAAATTCAACTAGAGTAATACGTTTAAAAATCATTTAATATTTGCATAATTGTGAGGAATCCTTTGTAAAAAGCTCGGAGAAATCCGGGCTTTTTCTATGTTTATTTTCAGGAGGTGGTGACACATGGCGGGGCGGATCAAGGGTATTACGGTAGAGATCGGCGGCGATACCAGCGGTCTGGAAAAGTCGCTGAGCGCGGTGAACAATTCCATAAAGAAGACCCAGAGCCAGCTTCGGGATGTGAATAACCTTTTGAAACTGGATCCATCGAATACCATTCTTCTGGCGCAGAAGCAGGAGCTTCTGCAGTCGGCCATCGGGGATACGGAAAAGAAACTGGAAGCCCTGGAGCAGGCCCAGGAAGATGTGGCGAAAGCCTTTGAACGGGGCGATCTGGGGAAAGACCAGTACATGGCATTCCAGCGGGAAGTAGAGGAAACCAGAGGTACTCTGAACCGGTATAAGGCGGATCTTTCCGGCCTGCAGTCGGAGCAGGAACGGCTTTCTGCCAATACGGAGCGGCTGAATAAATTGGTTGCGGCTACGGGATCCAGTGTGGACGATTATGCCGATGTGCTGGGGAGCCGTCTGGTGACGGCGATCCGGAACGGGACAGCTTCTTCTGATCAGCTGAAAACCGCTGTGGAGAAGATCGGGAAAGCGGTCACCGGTGGAAAGGCGGATATCAAACAGCTGACCGCCGCCCTGGACACGGTGGATGACGGGCAGGCTGTTCAGAACCTGATTGA